AAAGTCGAAGAAGTTAATGCGACTTTTGTTCCAAGGATGATCGATTAAGTGTAATTTAAAGTTAAAATGGCCGCTAAAAGAAAAGCTAACAACGAAAACTCTCTTAATGAGCCGCTAATGGCTGGTGGAGAAGTTATGGAAACCGTTGCGTCTACTAGATCTCGGCGTAATAAAGCTGGCTCTATTGAGCGGACAGATCGCTATAGGAATATAGACGATGGTATAATTCCGTTTCGATATTCTCAAGGCATCACTAACAATTCAAGCTTAGATATTAGAGACACTATAGTACTTTGCCAAAAAGCATATTATAATTTTTCTGTATTTAGAAATACAATTGATTTAATGACAGAGTTCTCCATGAGTGAGATTTATCTTACTGGCGGAAGTAAAAAATCAAGAGATTTCTTCGACGCTTTATGCAAGAAGATAAACATGAATAATCTCCAAAGTAGATTTTTCAGAGAGTATTATAGATCTGGAAATGTTTTTATTCATAGATTTGACGCTAATATCTCTCAAGCTGATGTCACAAGGATGACTCAAACTTTTGGTTTAAATTCAAATGCTTCATTTACTCTTCCAGCTAGATATATTATTTTGAACCCGGCAGATATTCAGATATCTGGAAATATTACTTTCGCGACAGGAGAATTCAGAAAAATACTAACTGATTATGAATTAGAAAGATTAAGGAATCCAAGAACTGAAGAAGACAGGCAAGTCCTCGAAAGCTTTGACCCTGACACTATTAAAAAAATTAAAGGAGAAGGAGGCAAGAAGCCGGGCTATAACGCAGTTAGTATTCCTTTACCTTTAGATAAAATAAGCGCCGTATTTTACAAAAAGCAAGATTATGAGCCGTTCGCTGTGCCCATGGGATATCCCGTTCTAGAGGATATTAACTGGAAACAGGAAATGAAGAAAATGGACATGGCTCTTACTCGGACTACAAATCAAGCTATCTTATTGGTAACTATGGGTACGGACCCAGAGAAAGGTGGAGTCAATCAAAAGAATCTGTTGGCTATGCAGAAGCTATTTGAAAACGAATCTGTCGGCCGCGTTTTAATATCAGACTATACGACTCAGGCTAAATTTGTCATACCTGACATAGCTGGAATTCTTGATCCCAAAAAGTACGAAGTGTGCAACCATGACATACAAATGGGCCTTAACAATATTCTTCTTAGCGACGAAAAGTTTGCTAACTCTAGCATTAAGGTCCAAGTATTTATGGAGAGACTAAATGAAGGTAGAAAAGTTTTTATAAATGATTTCTTGATGCCTGAAATAAAAAGAATCTCTAAAGAAATGGGATTCAAGAGCTACCCAACACCTCACTTTGAAGATTTGGATCTTAGAGACAACTCCGTATACGCAAGAGTATACAGTAGATTGATTGAGCTAGGAGTATTGACTCCAGAAGAAGGTATTCAAGCTATAGAGTCTGGCCGCATGCCAACTTTTGATGAATCCTTGGAGTCACAAGAAAAATTCAAAACCTATAAAGACAGCGGCCTGTATGAACCCGTCTTAGGAAATAAGCCTCCCAAGGAAATACCCACCCAAAAAGCAAAGCCAGTTCCTCAGCCTAAAGGTAGGCCAGAGGGAACAGGGAGGCCAAAAGAAACGGACACTAAAAATCCAATAGGTTTAACCGCGAATAAGCAGTCTAGATTTAGCTTAAGTAAAGTCAGAGACAATTTAAACTTGGCGGATAAATTGAATTTAGAAGTCGAAGCTGCTTTAAGGCAGCTGCACAATAGGAAGAGATTAAATAAGACGCAAAAAGAAATTGCTCAACAAATCTCAAATATAGTAATTCACAATGAGGATCCAGAAAACTGGCTCGCGAAAGCTGGAAGATATGCAGCCGAACCAGTTGACAGAAATGATGACAGAGTTAAAGAGATTCAATCTATAGCTTACGAACATCAAGTGGACGACTTTTTAGCTGGCATACTTTACTGTAGTAAATATGATGGAGAATAATGTCAAGAATCATTTACAATGTAGAGGGACTATTTGTAGGTCCATCAGGCCATAACTTTTTAAGTTATATTGGCGGTAGTCCTCACAGCGACTATTCTGACCCTTTAAAGACGCATAACTTAATACAGCAGGTAGATAGAGTACAAAGCTTAAGCTATGACATAACTGTTCCTCATACTCAGATAAACCAACTTAACACAAGGTCGGTAATTGATAGACCAATAATAAATTCCCCAGAAGTAAAGTTAGGTTTTAATTATCTTGTCGCAGATGTCTCAAACGAGTCTAAAATGGGCCTTTACGTCAACTACCCTCAGTTCGAAGAACCGTTTAGTGGAGCGCCATTTTTCGAGAATAATACCGGACATACTTTACTTTCCGGTTTTGTAGACGAGGAAGAACATTTAGATGTTTATTATCAAACAGGTAGCTACGACCCATTTTTCCCAGCAAGAACTTACAGGGATAGAAAAAACTTTTACTTAGCGGTTCGCTCAGACAAAGAAGATCTCTACACCGGAGAAAAAATAGAAGATTTAACATCCAGAGATCCGCAGCAACCTTCTGATCCGAATGCAGCTGGATACAATGTGATTTCTTTCGGTCGATGCTATATGACTTCTTATTCTACAGAAGCCCAAATTGGTGATTTTCCTAGGGCAGAAGTTAGTTACGTGGCAGAAAATATAATGTTTGAAACTAGCGGTAGCGGCTTTTTGTCTCCTATGATTAATCCCAAAAGTGGTAATCAGTTTGAAGATATGACCTGCGTTATACCTAAAAGAATAGAAAGAAATCCAATATCAGTCGTTCGGCCGGGCGACATAGACTTCACCGTTGATTCTTTTTCTGGGTTAGGCGTAGATTTCTCTAATCTTCATTTGGAGTCTTATGTAATATCTTTCGATATTCCCAGAGAAACTGAAAGCAATTTAGGTTATAAGTTTCCTATAAGCAGAAAAGTGAATTTTACCGCTCCTGTGACAATAGATATAGCTGGCGTGGTCGAAAAAATGAGTTCTGGATCACTGATAGATTTAGTCAACTTGAATCAAAATTATAATTTTACAGTTACCTTAAGTATGCCTCAGACCTGTGCGACTCCTGATACGAGTGAGCCAATTCATGCAGGAAAAAAACCTTTTGAAACGAGAGATCAAAGCTTGATCAAATACTCTTTCAACAAGGCTAAATTAAATGCATTTAATTATGATACGACTATAGGAGAAAATAAACAATTTACAGCTAGTTTTAGCACAGAGATAGATCCAGATGATTTATCAAAAGGCTTATTTATTAGCGGATTTTTATCTGACCAAACTTTAGAGGAGTTCCATTTATTAGAAACAACCGGAGCAATGGATGGCGGCACGGGAGATTTTGAAAGATTTCATTTAGAACTGGAGGAATCTCAAGGCTTACTGGTCGATAACTACATACCGCTCTATTAAAAAAGTGTATAATATATAAGGAATAAGGAATGCCTAATAAAAAAATATCCCAGCTTTCTCAGATATCCCCGGTACCAACTGGAGGCTTATTGATTGTAGCTAACTCCGGAGTCAGCCGAAGCGCTAGCGTGAAGGATATAGCGAATGCTGTCGCTTCTAGTAATACCACTTTTTCAGGACTTACAGACACACCGTCAGACATAACAGGAAATATGTTTGTTGTTGGCAACGCTGACGGAACAGAATTAACTTTTTCAAAGGATTTACATTTAGGCACTGGCAACTATTTAGATAAAACAGTAGGCGGTACAATTAGTGGCGATGTAACTATGGCCACTGGAGAAAAAATTCAGTTCGCCAATTCTACTAATTTCATAAATTCAGCTGGAGATAATTTAGCTCTTAGAGCAGCTGGCTTGATTAAAATGAGATCTGCTTCTGGAGTTAATATATATCAGCTAGGAGGCACAGAGCCAAAATTAAATTATTATACAGGACTTTCTACCACCCATAAGGTTCATGTTACTCAAATTAATACAGGATTTGGATCAGCCTTTGGCACTCCCGGAATGTATATTTCATCTGGGCTTAACCACGTTTTACATTCAGATACAGATATATCTGGTAGAATATTTCAAAGCGGCAAAGAAATAAAAACAGGAGATTTTGCATTAAGCAGTGATACTGGTGATTTTGTTTCTAATTCAGATACAGGAATTTTAGTTGGGAAGAACGAGTCAGGCCAGTTTGTGGGAGATCATGAAACTGGAATATTAGTTGGAAAGAATGAATCAGGTCAGTTTGTAGGAGATCACGAGACTGGCATTTTCGCGGAAGCTTCTAAGACGGGCAGCTTTGTAGTAGGCAGCGGAGTTCCTATAAACATCTCTGCTAAGTGGACGAGCACTGGCATTTTGACTTCTGGTATAACTATAGATAATGGAGAAGATTTTTTCCCTAATGCTAATAGAGCAACAAGTTTAGGCAAAAGTTCAAATAGATGGAAAACAGTGCATTCGGAAAGAATAGTTATGAATGCGACTGGTTCTACTAACGACGGACTGGATGCATACGCTTCTTTAAAATCCCAGTTCACTGGAGCAGCTTACGCTGAATTCCTAGCGATGAACAGCGATTCTGATACTCTCCAATTAGGAATTTCTTCAACTGGAGCATTAACGAGAAATATTGGCAGTGGCAATTATTATCTTAAAGGAGGGGAAGGATCTGGAAAACAGTTCGTCATAGGAGATAGACATGATATTTTATTTTTCGCGAATACTGGCATATCTGTTGTTGATGCCGAGTCTCAACCCGGAAAGCAGAATCCTGCGGCCTTAAAAATACATACAAGTGGATTAGTCACATTTAGCGAAGCTTTCACTATGCCTACGGGCGACGGATCTAGCAATCAATTTTTAAAAACAGATGGAGCGGGCAACGTAACTTGGGCCTCGGCTACAACAAGCACTGGAAATCTTGTTGGTAAAGAAATGACTGGAGATTTTGTGGATATCAGAATGACGGGCGGCCTCGTTGATACGGACATGACCGGTATCTTAGCTCAATTCTTCACTGATTTAGACGACACGCCCGCATCTTTAGGATCTGCTGGACAATCTGTTGTTGTAGCGGCAGACGGAAATAGCTTAACTTTTTCAGGAGTTGCTGGCACTGGAGATGGAGGAGGAGGAGAGCTTACAGGATTATTTACTTCAGCTCTAAACGATACGCCGTCAACTTACGCAGGGCACGGAGGAAGTCTAGTCATTGTAAAAGCTGGAGTAGATGGATTAGAATTTAAAGGTTCTGGAGACTTTGTTGGAGCATCTGAAACTGGAGACTTTGTAGATGTACACAAGTCGGGTAATTTGTTAGTTGGCGTGAACATGACTGGGAATCTTGTTGATCAAGACATGACAGGAATGCTAGTTCATACAGGCGGCACAGGAAACTTTGTTACTAAATTAGAAACTGGAGATTTTGTTGACATTCACAGCACAGGTCATCTAGTTGGCGTTAATGCCACAGGAATTTTTGTAGATAAACACGTTAGCGGAACTTTTGTAGGCGATCATGAAACTGGAATATTCGTTGATATTCATAGCACTGGAATTTTTGTTGATATTCACACCAGCGGAACTTTTGTAGGCGATCATGAAACAGGCAACTTCTTGACAGAGTTAAGCGAGAGTGGAACTTATGGAACGCAATTTGACGTGACTGCAGCTGGAGGTAAATTTTACCTTAGCGAAATAACCGCGGGTAGCCATATAACCACAAGTCAAGTTGAACGACCGGCAATCAATCTTCATAGAGGCCATACTTATAAATTTAGGAGCAGCTCTTCTGCGTCCAGTCATCCATTTTTTATAGCGAGCAGTCCCGGAGGAGGCGGTTACGGAGCTGAATATACAAGTGGCATAACTAACTCCCGAGCAGCTGGAGAAGGTCAAAGTCTATATTTTAAAGTTCCACAAAACGCGCCAGAAAGATTATATTACGAGTGTGGTGCTCATAGTAACATGGGCGGCACGATACAAATATGGCAAGACTCTGGAAGATACGTGGGAACAAACATAACTGGGAATTTATTCATAGATAAAAATACAACTGGATTTTTAGTAGCTGATCACCAAACTGGAGACTTCTATTCAAAGAGAGGTGGAGATATAAGCGGAGACGTTAGTATTTTAGGTAGCTCTGGTTTATATGTTTCTGGAGATGTACAAATTCAAAGCGGTGTTTCTTATCATCCCCCTGTTCTAGAAGCTGTGCCACCTTCATCAAACTATACTTTAAACTGGCAATCAGGCAACGTCCGCTTCTTTAATAATCTAGGCAGCATGTCCAGCTGCGACTTTGAAGACGTTAAAGACGGGCAGACTCTAACCGTCTCTATGGTAAACAATACAGCTAGCGATAAAAATATGGCGTTCACATCAGGGACGTCGCCGAACGCTGTGAGAATGCCTGCCGACGCTGATGGAAATAATAATGCCCCTGCAATAACAGCTGGCAGAACAAACGTCTATACTTTTATAAGAATCGACACAGGAATATACTGTAGTTATGTCACGGGCTACAATCATTAAACATGCAACCTTTTCCTACATCTTTTTGGAAAGGGCCAGCTTACAGTGAAGAGGTTCTCCCTGAAGAATCTTTCCAATTTATAAACGTAGAAGAAGATGACTCAACTTCATCTACCGTTGACAATTATTACTTAGCCAATTCTCCTGATACTTCAAGCCCCGGTCTTTATATGGATTACAACTATGATTCATTAAGCGAGCTTAGGATCCAAGATTACCCTGCGTTTATAGCAAATAGAAATGAGTTAGGAGGGCCTCTTAATCTAAATGATGTTACGCTCGTTAAATTTGGAGATTTAATGAAAGACGAGACTAGTGAAGAAGGTCCACTTCAACACAATGTTAAAGAAGGCCCTTACTTAACTAAGCAAGGATATATTGACACTATGTCCATGATGCAAAGACATTTTACTTATGTTTGGATGAATGGAGGAGAGACTAAGTCTACAGTTCATAAAACTCATCCAATCACTATGTCTCTCAGCAACGGAGGTAAAACGGCTGGAGTTAAATGCTATTTTGAAAAAGACATATTTCAAAAGTTAGTTGAAATAGAGAATGCTTCTAATATTAGCAATTTTAATTTAGGAGCGGGATATTCTTTACTTTCTGAAGAGTCGCAGTCCGTTTTGGAAGATGATAAATATGACGCAGTATATAGCGCCGAGGATCTTGGCACTATAAGAAATTTAGCGAAACAAGGATATAACGGATACTTTACTGCAGATTTAGATACCGCAGGTTTTACTGGGCAGCTGCTTTGGAGACAGAAAGCTAAGGTCAGAATTAAATTTGTACTTAACGCTACAAAAAATTTACAAATAAAAATAAAAGGACTAGGGTCTGACGAAAATACAGGCGTTGGCGCCGGACTCGGAGGTGGCGCCTTCCAACATGATTTCTTGCAAAAATATTTCGAATATCCAGAAGTAGCTTTTGGCCAAGATAAGTATGACGAAGAAACAGAATACGCCAGTGATAAATTAGATGCGGATACAGCTTCTGCTTATGGAGATAGGCAATCATGCAAAATAATCCTTAATGGAGAAGAAAAGATAAAAGCTATCGCTCCAAATATGGGAATTTATCAATACAATGATTCTGTTACGTACGCTGATAATCACGCTAGAGGGCCTGTTAGAATTTTTGAAAAAATTAACGATAAATATCACGGAACGGGAGGAGATCTTGGCTTTGGAACAAGTTCGACTAGAGGCGTAGATTACCATTTTGCCCATGGGCTTGAATATTTGAATTTTGCTCCATCTACCTATCTTCAAAGTTACGGTAGCTATGTGCCGGGGGCTGTAAATTTTTATGACCACGAAAGCATAACAACAACCACAATATCAAACAACACTCCTAGTTATTCTAGTCCATATCAATATACAGAGACAATTAGTCTAGAAGCTGGAGACCACGAAATTGATATAGAGTTTGATTCTGTTTTTATGGTGAATAATGGCGGATCTTATTACGAACTAGAATTTAACATTACTTAAAATGTCATATATAAGATACGCAGGAGATAGATTCACGGGCCCAACTGGTGACCCAACTGGTTTTCCGTTGGATGTGGCAGACGGAGCTGTGCTGTTTACTTCTGGAGCTAACGAAGCAGATCAGGCTTTATATGTAAAAGTTACAGGAGCTTGGCAGCAAGTTGTTCAAACTGGTGTGGTCATGGAGACCATGACCGGCAACTTGATTGATAACCATCAAGCTCAAAATATATCTGGCTCGAAAGTTTTTTTTGATACTACTACTTTTAATGATTTAGTAACTATAAATAATCTGACTGTTACTGGTACTCAAACTATTTTAAATACAGTAGATTCTAATATTAAAGATAATTTAATTGTTTTAAACAGCGGAGAATCTGCGGCGGGCATAACTTTGCAGTCTGGCGGCATACTAATAGAAAGAGGCAGTAAAACAGATGCGGCTATATTATTTGATGAGACCGTAACTGGAGCAGGCTATACAGGCGCTTTTGATTTCAATTTTGAGGCTCATGTTACCGGAGACAGATTAGTAAAATCTAGTGAGACCGGAATATTTCAAACAGTTATCAACTCAGTTCACGAAACAGGAAAAACTACTGATTCGTCAACTAACTCTTTTATATTAACTGGGGTAAGTTCTATTTATAATGTTGACGGAGTAGTATCTGGTGAATCTGCTGGGGTACAAAGACAACAAATTCAATGTTATGTGGGAGGTGTCTTGCAAATGCCTTTTAATTACAGCTTATCTAATGCTCTAGCTGGAACTGGAAACCCAACTGTAACCTTTAGTGAAAATTTGTTCTCCGGAGTTAATGTAGATTTTCTTTATTCAGCTTCAGTTAGAGTGACAGATTAGTAAAAAACTGTGTAATAGATTTTGGTATGAAAGCACTTTCAGGCAAAAAAACTTACTTTACCGCTGGTGCAGCGGTTTTGACGGCTCTCGGCGCATATTTCGCTGGAGAGGTAGATCTTCAGACAACTATATCTGC